ATGCAATCTCCAATCCAAACACGTTGTTAGCCCTACTAGACTCATATCCAGCCCAACCAGCCGCGTCATACAGGAAGTTAGTATCCAATGCAAAATCGCGGTATCCAGTTAGGATAGAGTTAAAGTAACCAGTGCTAGGTGTTGAAATGCAGTCAGTATTCATGGTGTAGGTCATAATGCCAGCCACCTTAATCTTATCGTACAGACCCGTGCCATCAGTTCTGTATCCTTCATAATAGTCTAAGGATAATTCATCTTCTGGCTCGATTTCCCAAATACCTACGGGGATATACATATTAGGGTCTTTAGATTTCATAATGTCAGCTACGCCACGAAACACCAGTTCATGCCCGTAAATCATAGCCGAACCAACAGCCCTAGCAGTAGGGCAGCGGTAGCGCATTTGGTCTTTGTTTAAGTTAGACCCATAGGCCATATATAATTTACTCATCGTGATATTCCTTTCATATTTTTCGTTCATCACATATTGACAGTATAGTAAAGTATAGTTTAGTGTCAAGAATAATATGAAAACAATTTCAACAAAGAGGGAAAAATGTATTGGGTTGAGGCAATCGCTTGGAAAAGCATTGACGTATTAGATGAAGAGTTCGACCAATGGGAATATGGTCAGCACATTGACCAGCGTTATGCTTCTTGTGCTGGCACGTTCAACAACCACATTCCTACAGGTTATGAACAGCCGAGCAAATACAAGCCAAAGAAAAAAGAAAAATGCGCTAGATATTTAAATGCGCTAATCAAAGGATACAGATGAAACGGGTTGGAAAGTAAAATAATTAAAAACTAACCACAGGCGACTTATACTTAACGATTCGCCTACTGTTTCTTAATCGTTTAAAGTCAAACCATCTTTTTTTTAATTTTTTGCGTGTGCGAAACATTGCCATGTCATCCCGTGGTCAGAAGAGCGCCAGGCCTGCGGGCTACCACAAACCGAACATTTTCTATTGATCCCTCCGCTGCGCCTTTCTGGATTAGAACCGAACAAATCATCGGAAACTCCCTGGGCTCGCTTCCATTTTTTATATTCTTCTTCTTGTTGTTTTTGCTTGTAAGTCTTGTTTACCATGCTATCATATCCTTCTGTCTGAATGGTTCGGGCAGAAAAAACCGTGTGGTTACACACAAGATGTCTTTACGAAAAGCAGGCGAGCGGGCAACCCCGAACAACTCGCCTGTTTTTTTATTTCTGAGATATTTCCCCTCCTAAAGCGGCATACCCTGCGATATCTACCCATGTGTCGTCCTGTTGCATGTCATTAGATAGGCGAGCCAGCTTCAGGCCAATCATGCAGGCACAAACTTGTTCGGGTGTTATCTCCACCCCTAGGATTACTTCCCATATTTTGGCGATACGGTAGTGGTTTGATTTAGCGTCACCGTAATCTTTGGCTCGCTGCCCGTTGATAAGTTCCTCTGCCTTGTCGAGAAAGTAAGCCCGATTCATGCCATCATAGTCTTTTATATCCATTATATATTATCCCTTGCTGTTACTGCTTCATATTCACCACGGCTCATAACGCCATTTGTAGTTCCAAGCCACTTGCGACCTCCAGATGTACTAAATGAATACTTCTCGATACGGCGCTCTGCTATTAAATCCCGAACAATTCTACCTATTGATGATTCGCCCATTCCGCTTAAACAAGGTGGAGAATCTGCATCGTTTAGTCGATTAAAGATACTATCTGCGCCACCCATTTGACATAAAGCCCGACCATTGCGCTCACAATCAGCAATCCAGTTAAACATCGCATCTTTACGCATTTGAGCTTGATTGCCTTGATTTAGATTCTGAATTTGTTCGGTTCTGTCCTCCAGCAATCCTGTAAAGGTATCCCGAATAAAATGCCGTATATGCCTACTGGCTGGACCGTTGGACTTTACAACTGCACCATCAAAGCACCGATTTCGCTCATACTGTATGCCTAAGTCATTGCACCGACCCATTGAATTTTTTTCGTCTACTTGCCACAAGGCGAATGCAGAACGCACACCGTCAACCAAGGCAGATGTGCCCCGAATCATATTGCGAGCCTGCTCTGGCCTGCTGATTACAGCGTCATCCTTTACTTTGGTCATATGGTGACACACAAGTACAGAAGCCCCTGTTTCAGTTGCCACGCGAGCTAATAGCCCTGTTAAAGCCGCACCCGCCGCAGGGTCAGCGTTTACGTCCGCATGTACGAATGATGCCAATGGGTCAAACACAATGAGCTTTATATTTCCGAGCTGGATAATTTGTTCGTATATCTTCTTGAACTCATCCGTCTCGCTGTAGTCGCCCATATTCTCTCGTAGTATAGGAAACACACCGCCTACGTTTGGCAGGGGTACAACATGCAACTTGTTCGGGTAATCGAATCTGTGACCCGCCTCATCAAGACGCTCAATACGCCTGTGCATTTCCGATTCATCATCTTCTGCTGTAAAGATAACAACATCCCCGAACTCTTTTACTACACCACCAAAGGCGTTAGACATTGGTTTGCCTGCGGCTACTTTCATCGCTAAATCTAGGGTCATCATGCCTTTACCAGCATCTCCTGCAGCGGCAAAGATGATAGGAACACCTAACGGAAATGTACCGTCAACCAAGAAATGTTGAATTGGCGCAGAACCAGTAAATCGTGACACAAGCAAGCTATCATCTAATAAATTTATGCTTCTTCTTGTCGTGCCCACCGCGCTTTTAAGAAAATCTTTTACATCAAAACCTTCATTAATTGCGTCAGCCGCGTCCCATTTGGGTGGCTTGCCTTGAGGGTTTTGCAGTATTGTTACTGAGTTAGCGTCAGAGTCCAGCGCTACTTCCCGAACAATTTCAGCGAGCCTCCTGCCAGCATCATCATTGTCAGGCCAAATAACAAGGTCTTTACCCCTAAGTGGCGTAAAGTCGAACTTATCTGCGTTCTTTCTTGTTAGCGCACCTGCCCCGCCTAAAGTACATGTAGCCGTGATACCCGAATCAATTAAGGCTTGAGCGCACTTCTCACCTTCTACCCATACGATCTGCTGTTCGTTTAATATGTTCGGTATATTGTACAAGGGGCGTACATCAGGCGCTTTTGGATAAGGCGAGCCAGGAATCCACGGGCGAAATTCTTTCTTGCCGTCAATGTCGTAGCGGCGCACTGTAACCAGCACCTCCCCATCCCGACTGATATAATCCCACTGCCCGTTATGCTCAGTATTCACATCAATGCGAACCTTTTCTGGCGCCGTCCCAGGAGTTATTGGCAAATTGTTCAGGTTAAGACCACCATTGGGCATTTTCCAAGACGGCTCTCTTACAGGTGCGCGTGATTCTTCTGATATATATGACCCGAACAAATCTTTTATCTCTGGCAGCCGCATTCCGCGAGCTTCCATTAAAATCTTTACAATCCCACCGATGCCTTCACCACCGTTAAAGTCCTGACCACGCATAAAGTGCGGACTACTGGGATTAATATCAATCTTTAAACTTTCACCAGCTTCCCCTGCCAGTGAACCGATATAGAAATCATGCCCTCGAATTTTACCATTCGGATATGTCTCTCTAAGAATATCTACCTGTACGGAGCGCGGAACCTCATCACTTATCTTTTGTACTAATTCGTGCGCGGTACTAGATTTAGTATTGTCAAAACGTATAACACTCATTATATTGTATCCTGAAGTCTGATTGTTTCCTTTTTCTGATTTCGTTCTCACTTAAAGGGGTCGCTTGCGAGCGGCCTCTTTTTCTATGACCAACAAGTTTGACGAAACTCACAATATTTGCAAGCGAAATAATCTGAATTAACGGCAACACGCGGCAATATTTCGTTTGCTTTTGTTGCTTTTAATATATCTACACCCTTATCGCTAACACGTTGAGCAAGCTCCCTATCAAACGGAACAAGCTCATAATATATTTCGCTGGTATCTTTATTTAACACTGTAAACAGTGCGGGGTTTTCATTTAAATCCATATATGCTTGATACAGAGCTATCTGAGCAGCGTAAACAGGGTTTGCCTCTGCTACACCTTTACGAACAAATTCGGAGAACTTCCTGGTGTTCGCTGATTTACATTCCCATAACATTGGGTAGTCCATAGCTACTGGACCCGAACATATTACCCCATCTATATGTCCTTTTATTTGATTGTCCGCTACGGAAAACCCGAATTGCTTACCATCAGAGCCGTGCGTCTTTAACTCAAATCCCGCATCCCGAATATATTTAGCCATCAAGTCTTCTATAAAATGACCCATATCAAATATACGCAAGGTTCGAGCAGAAAACATTCTGTCTTCATCGGGCTTTACTTGCATGTATCTGTATTGAACCTGACGAGCGCAAGCGCTACCCAATGATGAACCACCAAGATATGTTCGCTTTGGTTGCGCGTCATTCTGTTCGCACAATGCTTTGTCTATTTCATAAGATATAAGCTCTATTGCATCAGAATGGAATTTCGTCATCAGGGAAGGGTTCGTTAGCATTGGTGACACTCTGTTCAAATTCAAGGGCGCCCTGTTCTGTATAGTCATCTGTCAAATCTCTCGCTTTTTGTATAATGGCTATCAAGCCCAATACTTCATGTTCCTGTAGGTCGCATAACCTTTTGTGCCAGCCTATAGTTTGAAAACAGTCACCTACATCTTTTAATGCACTATTATTTCGTCTGGTATTATTATATTGCATAAATTTTTGCCCTCCGTTCCAGGTTGTTTCTTAGGATTGGCAAATGAAACCTGAAACAATTCATCACCTCTTAAAATTAAGTTAGCCACCCCTGTTGTAAATTCTGTCATATATTCTTCTGTAATTTTTTCAATAAACCCAGCCATTTCATCAAGAACATCATCATCATCCGCGCCATCGCTTACCTTCAAAAACCCATTTATCTTTTTCATAGGCTTATTAGAAAAGAATAAAACCACGTCAATTTCAACTCTCACGACACCGCTCCAGAGAACTGGTTCCTATATGTTTTTTATATTCTGTTTTATCTATATGTCTGCTTGTTAGGTTTTCAGAAATGTTCGCATCTTGAAACGCGCCATCAGGTATCATTGCGTCCCATTCAGCTAACTTTCGATTAGACTCTTCTTTCTTTTTCCGTTGTAAAAGTTCTTCTTTAGGCATGTATTTTCTCCTAACAAAGTCATATAAATTATAATTGACAATACAGACTTTTATGATTTTTCAATCATCTCTTTAATACATAATCCTATATTCATTGCTACCTGTGGCACAATAGCATTTCCTAATCCTTTAATTCTGTCCACCCGATTGGGTACCCCATCAACCACTCTGTCCATGCAGGGTTCAGTTTCCCACTGGGTTGCGCTGTTTCTTTCACTGCTGCACAAAGATATTTTTTGTCCTTCATGTGAGTATGCGATTTGCTCCCCACTGGACCTGTATCCTTGTACTCCGATGCTCTGGGTGTAGGCCACATCTTCACTTGGTCGGCTAAGTTCGCCCCGAACTTCAGGTTGGGGTTGCTCTTGCTCACCCTGCGACCCTTTTCGTCCAACTGCCTCGGACCGCCCGTTACATCCGTTGTGCGCGGCGTTGCCCACATCTTCGGTTCCTGTGTCGCTTGCTTTAAAAGAGCCTCTGGCGACCTCTGCGGCAAGTGGTCCATTGTGTTCGGCGTAGCCCAATATCCAGATTCGGTCGCGCTTGTGGCGGGCGCCGACACCGCTAGCTGGAACAACAAACGGTTTGACGGTGTAACCTTCGCCTTCCATTGCATGGAGTACGTTGTCCAGCCCCATAGAGATGTGTCCATAAACATTTTCGAAAACGGTAAAAGTCGGTCTTGTTTGTGCAACAATTCCAAGGATGTGCGGGAAGATGTGGCGAGGGTCCGCTTCTCCTCTCCTTGCCCCGGCTTGACTAAATGGTTGACACGGATATCCTGCGGTGAGGATTCCGATGGGTTCTGGAATAAATCTTTTTGGGTCATTTGCTATCTCCTTAACATCATCAGCGATAGGTACGTTAGGAAAGTTTTGTGCAAGTAACTTTCTGCACCACGGCTCGATGTCACAAAAAAGGACGGGCTTAGATAAACCCGCCCATTTGAAGCCGAGGGCAAAACCCCCGACCCCAGAACATAAATCAACATGCTTTAGCATCATTTGTCCAGCCGATATTCGTGTAGACGCTTGCGTTTGTTGTACTCTTTACCCAAAGCATAACCAGCCTTACGGATGCTCCACATTTCTGTGTAAATACTTCCTTCAGACTTGTTTAGCTTCTTCGCCAAAGATAAAACAGAAAATTTGCCCTTCTTCAGCAAGTTAAAAGTACCCATAGCGTTATTTGGAATTTTCTTAGATGCTTCGTTATTTTCTAGAATTGCTTCCAAAGCATCTAATCTTTCACGAATATCTTCAATCACTTTCTTTGCATTACGCATTTTACTTCCCTTCCTTTCGTTAATAAGGTGGGTGGCTTTACGGCACTGGTGCCACCCAAACCAGCTAACGACCATTTATGGATGCCGTTAGTATGCCTTTAAATTGTTGTCGGGAAGAGCCGAGCCCCCGTTTTTTGTGCCCTAGTACGCACCAGGAACTATGGGCTCTTCCCTAATCAATACCTGCTCAAGATACTTGAACTACAGTACCGACTATTTCTGTGCCCAAGCTGGCGTAACGCCGCTCTGAGCCTGTTGGGCTGGCATCTGCGCATTCATGGCCTGTTGCACCTGCGGTGGCATAGGTGACAATGGTGAGCCCGCAGAGGCGCCTCCAGAGCCATTTGGTGCAACAAAGTCCTTACTGTCTGGTGACAAGAAAGTTTTAATTCTATTCTTGTCTGCATACTGTGGGTCATTCGATTTCTCGATACCAACCACAAAACAAACTTCCAAGCCCTGCAAATCCTCAACGCCATTGATTTGACGTTTGGCCTGTGCTTCTGGTGACATGTCGTTTGCGTTTAGATTGTGACCACTGTTGACAATCTTCCTGATTGTATCAAGGCCAATCATACGAGCCTTTGATACGCCAGTAGATTCGTCAATAGCATCGCCATGAACAAAAATATTCTGCCAGACCTTACGCTTGTCGTATTGACCTCCAACAATAGTCATTTCGATTGGCATCCATACTGCGCTGGTATGCGCTGACTTTTTAAAGAACATGGCGCTCTGAGAAAACTCAGGCATCATTTGGTCGCCGCCTTGAAACATCAAGACGCCTCTGACAATGGTGCCATCAGGAATAAGTGTTAATGGCTCATTGCTTCCGCTTGATACGGGTACTTCGTTTAGATTAAGCATTGGTTTCGTCCTCTACTTTAATTTCACTTGGGTTTACAAAATTCATCGGGCGTTCAGCTTGAGGCTTGCCGCCTGACATTTTTTCTAGAAGCCTTCCTAAGTGTGGTTCTTCTAGAAGGTCTAGTCTACCAGACCTGTCCTTGGCAGGGTATCCCCACTGGTTCAGTGTCTGACAAACAAAAGCGCGATAAGGCGCTCCGCTATCATCAGGCATGATTGCCATCGTGATAACTTCGTCAACAATTCCGGGCAATTCACGACCTGTTTTAGCGCCTTCAATTTGCAACTCATAAGTCTGCCGCCCATAATCATCAACTTTTTCGTCAAGAATGCCAACAAAAATAACATTCTTGTCACGAATATGTTGAAGGTGCGATAGCCACCCCATCATTTCCCTGCCCTGCATACCATATGCGGCGCGAGTGTCTAGCTTGCCAGTTCTTTCTGATTTACACTCAGGCTGGTTCTGGCAGTGCGTAAAACACAAACGTCCAGCTACTGTAATAGAGTCAACAAAGATAGTGTCATATTTAGACAATATCTCTACTGGGTCGCCATATGTCTGGCATACATATTCATAATGTGCCTGACTATATGTAGCTTCTTCACCTAACGATGGGTTTGCCCCGCCCAAGAAAACCGCAAAGTCGCGGCACTCTTGCCACGTTCGCGGACGGATAACATCAATAGCTACACCTTCGATAGCCGCATCACCCGCTTCTAAATCCATGAACAGGGTTTTGGATGGGTCAAGGGTACGAGCAAGAGAAGTCTTGCCTACCCCTGATTGACCACAAACAACCATTTTGTGGCCTTTCTTTTCTTTGAGCCTTTGCTCTGCTGTAATGATATTAAGCATTATCATCCCTCTCTAAATCCACACTTACACCTTGCAAATGTACAGTACGAGCCTCGCTCAGAACGCCCTTAATCTCTGGCGGTGCCGCATTAAATTTTGCTTCTGGAATAGTGTATTTAACGTCTACATAGTGACGGGCGGTATCTTCATCCATGCTATTCAGCACTTTAACGAGAATACCGGGTTCCCATTCTACGCGCTTACGAAGATTAACTTTGACCTTGTAACCATTATCATTAACGGTAACGCTGCCGAAGTCCTTGCCCTCTTGACGTAGCTTGTCTTGAGCCCTCTCAAGATACCTTGACTCGATTTCGCTCTTAATGAGCTTAACCTTTTCTTGCGCCTCTAAAATTGTCTGCTCAAGTTCTTTCTTAAAGATATCAAGCTCAGACAGTGAAGAGGATGATACAGATAACATATCTGTCATTTTGACCTCCATAAATGTTGTCGTTAGAAACAATCTAGGAAATCTTTTTCTACATTGCAAGTATTATTTTTTAGAAATTTTTATATCAATATTGTTTACTGCTAGCATAAGTTTCTTTTTTAAGCGGAAAACATCAGTTTCTACGCCCTTTGCGTCTTCTACAATAAATTCATCTACACCATCTTCATTGGGCTTGTAATAAGTGTAGTCGGCTATGTAAGAGCATATTTTTTGTTCATTAATAACAATATTAAACCGCACTTGCCTGTCTAAGTCTCTTATCTTCTCATTCTCTTGCATTTTCCATAATTGACCGTAACGCTCTGCCTCCCACTTGCTATCAAACTTCATCCCCATGAACTCTGTTTTTTTGGCGCCGAATTTGTTGCGTTTACCATAAAATCTGTTAGGATATGGCATTGTTTGTTGCCCTTTCATTGGAGTAAGTCATGCCTGCAATAAATCATAAATCAATTGGTGTTGATATGAAAACATATAATAAATTAAAGAAAATGTCGGAGGATGAGCACCGTAATATCAGACAACAAATAGGTTTTCTTGTTAGTAAAGCGTATCAAGAAAAATACGGTGAAAACTCCTCTATAGGAGGGATAGCTTCAGTTGGACAAAAAAAGGCGGTCTAAACAATATTGCAAAGACCGCCGCTCCAAATCATCTTTGTTAAACTTTATTGGTGATATGCGTTTTGTGACTTGACCTTTTAAACATTCTATGGGCTTAAAAAAAACTCTTTCTGGCTCAATGGCAACAAACGCTACTATGTCGCAATGTTCTTTTGTTAAAGGTTTTTTTTTGCCACTGTGAGATGTGGCAAATTGATACCCCATGTGGCGCGTCATGCCACTGCCTCTACCCTTTAATATACTTGACTTGACCTGAATCCGCAGAAAAGTTTCTTGATAATTAATTACGATATCAACTGTATCAAGATTAATAATCTGACATGAGTAACCTAATTTCATAAGGTGGGTCATACATATATGTTCGCCAAGCTTACCAGCTTCGAAATTGTTCAGCATCTTCCCCCCGTTGGAAAGTGTGAAATTTATTTCTTGACAATGTTCATATAGTATGACCTAAATATTTATATAGAGCAACTTTCTAGGAAGACATCCTATGATGCAAGAAGGTGACGGAACTATGGCTAAGTTTATATCAAATGGACTTTGCCCTAAATGTGAGAGCAAAATGAATTTTAAGTCTGACGGGTTAGAAGAGGATTCTATGATTTGTCCTGTTTGCAAACTAGAAATGCTTACCCCCAGACATAATGAGTTAGAAATTTTGGTAGAATTGGAAAATTAAATGTATACAGCTATTGTGGTTGTGTGCGCTGTTTTAGGACAGGGGCATGATGGTCATTGCTTTGAGTTAAAAGATAATTGGGGGCCATATAATAACATGTCAATTTGTAAAAAGCGCACAAAAGAAATAAAGAAGGAGTCTATTTTAATCTTTAAAGATTATGAGTTTCCTTACAAGCCAATTGCATGGCGTTGTGATTATGATGATTCTGGAGCGGCCTGACAGGTTTCTCCTTGACAACAATCGTCAATGATACAATCACAATTAACGCACTGCGTATGACCATGCACATACACTGTCTTTAGTGGCTCGCTACAACGCGGGCAACGGCGACAGTGTTTTTTCATTGGCACTGGCCTTGTCGGTGCACTAACTTTCGGAATCATCTGCCAGTGCCCTCATGCGTGTTACCAAACGACGTGCGCGGTTCGGCACTTGCGTATACCACTTCGAGTCAACCATCTGATCGGCTGCTTCATTGAAGGACCGTGCATCTACCCCTGCCTTCATTCCGACAAACTTTGACAGGCGGGGATAGCCAAGGTTGAACATCATGTTCGCAATAATAAGCTGACACTCTTCTGGCAAATCATCCCAGTCTGGGTATAGGCGGTGACAATCTTCAAGGGTG